GAAAAGACCAGTACCAACAAACCCAGTACTTTATGCAAGGGTTAAAGCAGAAGCAAAAAGAAAGTTTAAAGTTTATCCGAGTGCATATGCAAACGGATGGTTAGTAAAAACATACAAAGCCCGTGGGGGCAAATATAGGATGGGAAGACCCAAAAAGTAGTGCATCTAAAAGCAAATAAAATACCAGAAGATTATAAAGTAACAGAAATAAAATTAGAAGATATCTGGGTAAACGAGAAAGAAAAATTAACTTTTCCAGATACAGTATCAGAAAGATACTTAGTACTTGAAAAAAGTATTCCAGAAAAAGGTATGGCAAATCCCGTACCAATTTATGAGCATAAAGAAAAGTATTACTTTTCAAGCGGAATGTTAAGACTTACATATGCTTATAAAAATAACTATACTTCTATAGATTGTATAGTATCACGAGATTTAAGAGATCTCAAAGAATTACAAATAATGTTTAGTAAAACAGAATCTGAACATTTTCCTGAACATCTAGTAGATAGATGGTGGGATACAAAACAAACTTATAACCAACAAAGGAGAAAAAGACGTGTTAGAGTTTCTTAAGTTAAAACTTACTCAATTTTGGAATATTCTTACTGGAAAAGACGAAAATTGGGACGGAGTGGTAGATATCAAAGACGATTTGATAAAAGCCGAGAAAAAAGTAAAGAATGAAAGCTAGAATTACTAAAGAAGGAAAATTCCAATTAATTGAAAAAGACGGACATACTGATGCAGCTTCCGCAATGACAAGCTGTAAAGTTATTATGTCACATTGTCAAATGATACTTGATAATTTAACAGACCCAGAAGCAAGTCTTCCAACTTGGTGGACAAATAAGTTAGCCGTATCAGAATACGAAGTAGTGTCTGCAGCAAATTATCTTGCTTCAAAAGAAGGAGACATGAGTCACGCAGAGCCAGAGTAATGGCTAAACCAAAAGGTGGATTAACTAAATGGTTTAAAGAAAAATGGGTAGATATAAGTCGTCCAAAAAAGAAAGGACGTTATCAGCCCTGCGGTAGACCTAAAGCAAGAACTGCTAGAGGTGGTTACCCAAAATGTGTCCCTGCTAGAGTGGCAGCAAGAATGTCAGCAGCAGAGAAAAGGTCGGCAGTTCGCCGCAAACGAAGCAAAGCACAAGGAGTTGGTGGTAAACCAACCTTTGTAAGAACTTTTAAAAAACGGGGACGCCGAAAGAAAAAGTAGGCATATGAATAAATACGAAGTTGTAAGTGAAATCTTACATGTGTTAGACTTATCTAACAAATTTAAACACGCAATAGAACACAGGTTAAGAGTATATCAAGCAATAAGATATAAATTAAATAAAGGGCAGCAATGCCAAGAGCTATTAGAAAGCATAGGACAATAAAATGGCAAGACAAGGCGGATTTTTAGTTGGACCAAGTATTCATGGAACATCTAAACTAAGAAAACATACTTTAAAAAGAGGACTCACTAGAGACCTTAACGCTGCAGCAGGAACTTACGTAAATACTAAGTCTCCAATGACCACACCAGGTGGCTTTTATGGTGCATCACCAAAAGCTATCGGTCCTAGATTCGGCAAGACAGTTAATCCTAAATCAGCAAGATTTGGAAAAAGGGGTGCAGGTCGAATTTTACCAAGGCGCGGCAGATAAAAATATTACATAAAGACTTTCATAATTTTATGAAAGCAGGACGACTACAAAATGTCGTAAGAATGTTTAACAATGGCACTGACAGCAAGCGAAAAAGCAAGACTAAAAAAGGCAGGTCTGACAAGGCTAAATAAGCCTAAGATGACTCCTAAACACCCCTCTAAAAAAGCTGTGGTGGCTACAAAAGTGAATGGTAAAGTTAAAATCATTCGCTTCGGTGCTCAAGGAATGGGGCACAATTACAGCCCAGAAGCAAGACGTTCATTCAAAGCAAGACATCGTAAGAATATTGCTAGAGGAAGAAAGTCACCAGCATACTGGGCTGATAAATTTTTATGGGCTGGGAAAGGTAAGCGTAAGAAAATGCCACCTAAATCTCAGCGTTATGTTCGTGGAATAAAAAGAAGGAAAAGATGACACAACAAAGAAAAATGATAGACGCAAGGGAAGCTTGGCTAGACGGAATAAGTTTAGAAGCTTCTCAAGTGCTAGCAAAATTAAAGCATAGAGAAATTAAAGGTATAACCCTTACTGCAAGAGAGAAAAGTATGGAAGAACTCTGCAGTGGATATATCTATATGCTATCTTTGTGTAAAGATTATGGACTTTTTGATTCCGACGACCCTTTTAACTTATTTAACAAAGAGACTTTACATTGATCGAGATAAGCCGTGCAGATATTGTACCCGATTATCTCATGGAGTTATCTCCTGAGAATCGTTTCATTAAATTACCCATCGAAGGGTACCTCGACTTATTAGGAGTAGCTCCTAATACCTCCCAAACGGCGATCATTAATGCAATTAATAACCCTAAGTATCGTTTTGTCTGCGCGGCGGTCTCTCGTCGCCAAGGCAAGACATACATCTCAAATATCATAGGACAGTTAGTTTGTTTAGTACCAAACTCTCATGTGCTACTGATGTCACCAAACTATTCTTTATCACAAATCTCCTTTGACCTACAAAGAAATTTAATTAAACACTTTGATTTAGAAGTCACAAGAGATAATGCAAAAGATAAAGTTATAGAACTTTCAAATCAATCAACAATTAGAATGGGTTCTATCAATCAGGTAGACTCTGTTGTTGGTCGTTCTTATGATTTAATCATCTTCGACGAGGCTGCACTTACTGATGGCAGAGACGCTTTCAATGTGGCACTTCGGCCAACGCTCGATAAAGAAAATTCTAAAGCAATTTTTATTTCTACACCTCGTGGAAGAAATAATTACTTTGCAGAGTTTTATTATAGAGGTTGGTCAGATGAATTTCCAGAATGGTGTAGTATAAAAGCTACTTGGCATGAAAATCCTCGTGTGTCAGAAGATGACATTAAGGAAGCAAAGAAAACAATGTCAGAAAATGAGTTTGCACAGGAATATCTTGCAGACTTTAATGTATTTGAAGGACAAATCTGGGCATTTAATCATGAAGAATGTACTGCAGATCTAACACAATTTGACACCTCAAAAATGGATGTCTTTGCAGGACTTGACGTTGGTTATAAAGATCCAACAGCTTTCTGTGTTATTGCCTATGACTGGGATGAAGAAAAATACTACTTGCTTGATGAATATCTCGATGCAGAAAGAACAACCGAACAACACGCTGCAGTAATCAGAGGAATGATTGATAAATGGAATATTGATTGGATATACATTGACTCTGCAGCTCAGCAAACTCGTTTTGATTTTGCACAAAACTATGACATTACTACTATTAACGCAAAGAAATCTGTACTTGACGGTATTGGTCATGTTGCAGGAATAGTAGAAAATAATAAACTTATTGTAGACCAAAAATGCAAACATGTGATGATATCATTAGATCAGTATCAATGGGATCCAAACCCTAACCTATTAAAAGAAAAGCCAAAACATGACATGTCATCTCATATGGCAGATGCTTTACGATACGCTCTTTATACATTCGAAACTTCAGCGACTACGTTTTGACAATACCTAATAAAAAACAGTTCTTGACATCAGATGTGACTTTTTGGTATAATTCTAATTAAGAGTATAAATATGAACTTCAAAAGAGATTTAGTTAAATACGTAAGAGACAAGGCTAAATCAAAATATAGAAAAGCAAATAATTGCTATATATGCGGCAGTACTGAGAACTTAGATTTTCATCATTATTACGGACTAACCGAACTACTAGAAACTTGGCTAAGAAAGAAAAATATTATTATTAAGAATGAACAAGACATACTAGAGATTCGTGAAGTCTTTATTGATGAAAACTACGATAAAGTCTATAACGCTGCAGCAACTCTCTGCCATGCTCATCATTTACGACTACACTCAATTTATGGAAAACGACCCAAATTGACTACAGCAGAGAAACAAAGAAATTGGGTCGAGAAACAGAGAGACAAATATGGCATGGTATGACAGGTTTTTAGGAAGACGAGAGGAAAAACTTAATCCTGCTCAATATGTTATTTCCCGTGAAGAGGGAATGACTATTGATTCTCGTGAAATTCCTACTAATTATAGAAATGCATATGAACAACTAGAAATAGTTAATCGTGCTGTAAACATGATTGTTGACGATGTTTCTGAAATTCCTTTCACAGTAGGTGAACAAATAGTAGGAGTTAATAACATCATAAAAAACATGCGTAGATCTAGGTTAGATTTACTTTTGAATAAGGAGCCAAATCCTTTTCAAGATGTAAGTACTTTTAAAAGAAACCTAATAATTGATCTACTCATAGATGGTAATATATTTATTTATTACGATGGAGCACATCTTTACCATCTACCTGCTGATAAAGTCACAATCTATTCAGACGATCAAACTTACGTAGAGAAATACTCATTTGACAATAGTATCGATTATAGCGTAAACGAAATTATACATATAAAAGAAAACAGTTTCAACTCCATTTATAGAGGTGTACCAAGATTAAAACCAGCATATAGAACTATGCAACTTTTAACCTCTATGAGAAACTTTCAAGATAACTTCTTTAAAAATGGAGCTGTACCAGGTTTAGTATTAAAATCACCAAACACTCTTTCTGAGAAAATAAAAGAAAGAATGTTACAAGCATGGAGTATTCGATATAATCCGAATACAGGAGGTAGAAGACCTCTTATTCTTGACGGTGGTTTAGAAGTTGATAACTTAACAAATATCAACTTTAGAGAATTAGATTTTCAGGATTCTATCAAGGCAAGTGAAAGAGTAATTCTAGAAGCTATGGGTATTCCACCTATTCTTTTTGACGGTGGAAATAATGCGAATATTCGCCCAAACCATAGACTTTATTACTTAGAAACAGTATTGCCCGTAGTTAGAAAACTTAAATTTGCACTGGAAAGATTTTTTGGTTTTTCACTTTCTGAGGATATAACAGGAGTACCTGCTTTACAACCAGAATTAAGAGATCAAGCAGCTTACTATGCAACACTTGTTAATACTGGAATACTTTCAGCAAATGAAGCAAGAGATGCACTAGGCAAAGACCCAGTAGCAGGATTTGATGAGCCAAGAGTCCCACAAAATATAGCGGGATCAGCAGCAAATCCAGAAGAAGGTGGACGACCAGTAGAAACTCCACCAAGCGAGGAAAATTAATATGACAAAAGATAAAATGGCAAAAGCATTATCAGAGTTTTTAGTGAAACGTAAAGTTGACACTATTTCTCTTTCAGACTATAAAGGTCTTGGTAATGAAGTTCCAGTCAAAGACTATCTTTTAAGAAGAGCATTTGGTTCTTGGAATAGAGTACTTTCTGCAATGCAGAAAAGATACCCAATTGATTTGGAAACTCTATTAGCTCCAGCACCTGCTCCAAAACCTACACCAAAGAAAGTGGCTCCTAAGAAAACAGTAGTCAAGCCAAAAGTGGAGAAAAAAGATGTCAAATAAAATTTATCACTGGACAAGTACTTTTAAGTCATTAGGTGAAACTGATGATGGCGGAGTCGAAATTAAAGGCTCAGCAAGTACAAATGCACTGGATAGAGCTGGAGATATTATTGAAACAGAAGCTTGGACAAAAGGAGGGTTAGAAAACTTCAAAAACAATCCAATAATTCTTTTTAATCATAACTACGACAGACCTATTGGTAGAGCAAAAGATTTACAAGTTACAGACAAAGGCTTAGAGATATCAGCAAAAATATCAAAAGCTGCAGGTGATGTAACACAACTTATTAAAGACGGTGTCCTTGGGGCTTTTTCTGTTGGTTTCAAAGTCAAGGATGCTGATTATATGACTGAAACCGACGGATATAAAATAAAGGACGCGGAACTATTCGAAGTGTCTGTAGTATCAGTACCTTGCAACCAAGGGGCAACTTTTGGAATGGCAAAGTCTTTTGATTCTATGGAAGATTACAATAAGTATAAGCAAACTTTTTACAAGGCTAACTCAAACGATTCAGCAGATGCTGTTGAAATTGAGCAGCCAAACGGGGCAATAGCCCAAGAAATGGAGACAAATATGTCAAATGAAAAACAATCTCCTGAGAGCAAACCTGAGTTCGATCTTGAAGCATTTGCTAAGAAAGTAGCAGAAGATACTGCTGCTTCTATCGCAATGAAACAAGCCGAGCAAAAGGCTGCAGAGCAAAAAGCTGCTGAAGAAGCAGAAGCAAAAGCTGCTCAAGAAGCTGAAGTTCAAAAAGCCGCCGAGGAAGCAAAACAGGAAGAGCAAAAAACTATCGTTCAAGCTGGAATATCTGGCGCTGAAAAACTCATGAATGATGTTGAAAAGAGAGTCAAAGATGACTATTCTAATTTAGAAGAAGTTGTTAAAGGACTTGAAAAGCAACTAGCTGAGAAATCAGAAGAAATCATGTCTATCAGAGAGTCAAAAAGACATTTCTCTGACAGAAAAGGTGAAGGCGACTGGAAAAAAGCTTTCGAACAAGATATTTTAGATGCTAAATTTGCAGGTCTTGCAACTGGTAAAGGTTGGGACAACAAATACGGTAGATCAGTAATGGAAAAAGTTAACGCCCATTCAGGTGTTGGTGTTTCTTCTGCTGACTTCGAGCAAATCGTATCAACAAATATTGAAAGAGATATTCAAAACGAATTAGTCTTGGCTCCTCTATTTAGAGAAGTACCAATGACTTCTGCTAACATGATTATCCCAATTCTACCAGACAGTGGTTATGCTGAATTCCAGTCTAATCAAACAGCTTCTGGAAGTTCACCACATGGTAACTTAGCACAGAGAGGCGACACTTACGGTTCACCTTTCGGTGGGGTTGATCTAACAGAAAGAACTCTTTCAACCAAAAAACTTATTTCACAATCTTACTTAGGTAACGAAACTGAAGAAGATGCAATCTTACCAATTCTTCCTTTAATTAGAGAGTCTATGGTTAGATCACACGCAAGAGCAATCGAGAATGCTATTTTAGCAGGTGACGATGCTGACGGTGCTTTCGGTACTGGCGGTGCATCTTTCGAAGGTCTTTTACACCTTGCAAGAAACGATTCAGACTACACACAACCATCAGGAACTTTTGCAGCTTCTGACAGTGTAACAGCTGCTGATCTTCTTGCTTTAAGAAAGAACATGGGTAAATATGGCGTTAACCCACAAGACGTAGTATATATTGTATCACAAGACGTGTACTACAACTTGCTAGAAGACGCTGAGTTCCAAGATGCTAACCTAGTTGGCGACATGGCAACTAAACTATCTGGTGAAATCGGACAAGTCTTCGGATCAAGAGTCTTACTCTGTGACGAATTCGCATCCAAAGCAGCTGCTAAATTTAACGCTGTAGCTGTTTACACAAGAAACTACGTAATGCCTAGACTTAGAGGTGTAACCATTGAGTCAGATTACGAAGTTGCTAACCAGAGAAGAGTACTTGTAGCTTCACAAAGACTTGGCTTCATCGATCTAATCGACGGCGCTACTTCAAAGTGGGCACAGATGTACAAAGCATCTTAATTAATCCCTTAACGGATAAATGGCTGGGGGCGAGCCTATCGCCCCACTTTTTATGAATTATGGCGAATTTAGTAACATTACAACAGTACAAAGACTTTGCAGGACTCACAGGTGTAAATGAGGACTCAAAGATTAATGTTATAATTCCCGCAGTCAGCCAAGCAGTGAAGACATACTGCGGCACGACTATCATAGATTATTATACTACTACAAAAACAGAGTACTTTGATATCTATGATAATTACACAAATGCAATTTTAGTAGACGAAAGTCCACTTGTAAGTGTAACTTCTGTAAAAGAAAGAACAGGACAAGCAGAAAGTTATACTACTCTAATAACTGGTAACTCAGATGGCAGTGGTAAGTATGAGTATACAATAGACATTGATCGAGATACTATTTATAGAACAACAGCAACTGGAGACGCTTTCTTTCCAAAAGGAAGAAAAGCAGTAGAAGTAGTTTATAACGCAGGTTATTCATCTACCCCAGAAGATTTAAAACTAGCATGTTTTGATTTAGTAAAATACTATTTAAAAGACGAAAGAAAAGACAGACTAACTATCGCAGGTGCTTCGATACAGAATCAAGTTTCTACAAGTCTGAAAGAGAATATTGGATTCCCAGACCATATTAAACGAATACTTGATTTTTATAAAGTACATAAATAATGGCTAAACAAACCTTACCTAGCCAAAAAGTACTACAAGAAATAGCTAAACAAAAACAGGTA